GAAGGCGACACAACAATCACAATTGATGATGTTGATAAAGTAGGTTATGAAATCGCTGTTAACGATATAATCTCATTCACAACTGACACAGCTGGACTAATACCCGTTGCAGGTCACGAAGCAGTTGAGTATATCGTTACAGCTGTAGATGATAGTGCTAATACAGTAACATTCAAACAGTTTGGAGTATTTTCAACAAAAGGTTTGGCAGCAACTCTAACCGATGATTCTAATATCACACGGCGCTGGAGATATTATGAAGAATTTGCAGGTGCACCAGGAACATCACAGTTCGTTACAGATCGAAGTGGATCTGGAGACGAAATGCACATCATCGTATTAGATGAAGATGGTGGAATTTCAGGAACAGCTGGAACAATTCTAGAAAAATGGGCGTTTGTATCTAAAGCCTCTGATGCACGAACAGACTCAGGAGATGTAAACTATTATGTTGATGTTCTGCATCGTTCATCTGAATTCATTTATTGGTTGGATCATCTGGGTTCGACCAATTTCGGCCAGGAGGCAGGAACAGCATTCACAGATGTTAAAACATCAAGTTCAGAATCACTAGCTGGTGGAACAGATGATTATTTACCAACAAATGGTGAGAAATTATCAGCTTACGAATTAATGGATGATGATACAATTGACGTTAGTTTGATTTTTGCTGGAAAAGGAGATGCAACACACGCAACAAACTTAATAGATATCGCTGAAAAACGTAAAGACTTAATGGTCTTTATTTCACCAGAGAGAGCTGATATTGTAAATGTTACAAATTCAAATACACAGTTAAACAATGTTCGTAGTTTCTTTTTGAATCTACCCAGCACATCTTATGCAGTATTTGATAGTGGTTATAAAAAGATGTATGATAAGTACAATGACGTATTTCGTTGGATACCGCTCAACGCTGATGTCGCAGGTGCTTGCGCCGCAACAGATAACGATAATGATCCTTGGTGGAGTCCTGGTGGCTTGGTTCGTGGTCAGATTCGCTCTTCTGTTGGATTGGCATTTAACCCAACACAATCGCAGAGAGATACATTGTATCGAAATAGAATTAATCCCATAGCTAGTTTTCCTGGTGAAGGTACAGTTCTTTGGGGAGACAAGACAGCTCTATCTTCTAATAGTGCTTTTAGTCGCATTAATGTTCGCAGACTCTTTAATACAGTTGAGTCTGTTATTAAGACGGCAGCAAGGTCAATGTTGTTTGAATTCAACGATGACTTTACAAGAGCACAGTTTATTGGTATGGTAGAACCTTTTTTGCGAGATGTTCAAGGTCGCAGAGGTATTACAGACTTTCTAGTCGTTTGTGATGAAACAAATAATACCGGTCAAGTAGTTGACAGTAATGAGTTTAGGGCTGATATTTATATCAAACCAGCTCGATCAATTAACTTTATCACACTAACATTCGTAGCCGCTAGAACAGGTGTTGAGTTTAGTGAAATCATTTCATAGGAGATTAAGAGAAAATGGCAAACCTAAATGAGTTTATTGGTGCACTACGAGAAGGCGGAACGAGAGGTAATCAGTTTCAAGTTACAATAACTGGCGCCCCTGGGGACGTACAAAGTGTACTAGGCCAAGACTTTGTATTTTTGTGTAAAGCAACAACAGTTCCTGCTTTGAATATTGGTGAAGTTATGATACCTTACCGAGGTCGTCAAATTTTTGTAGCTGGAGATCGTACTTATGATCCCTGGACTGTAACAATTTGGAGTGACAGGGACCAAAGAATGAAAGCCGGATTTGAAATTTGGCAGAATCATCTTGGTGATATCGGTGTCGTAACAGATCGTTCAGCTATAGGTCAAGTGCCGTCGATGTATTACGCTCAAGCTTCAATACAACAGATGGACCGAAATGATAATGTGTTAAGAACATATTATCTCTATGATGTTTGGCCGCAGAATGTGGCAGGAACTGATATGGCATATGATGCTAACGATATATTGTTAGAATTCGCAGTTACATTGCGATTCAATTATATGACAATCGGTGGTAAGGGATCTGGAAGAGCTTCGGGCAGAACAGTAGCTGGTCCGCCATCTACCTAATCCTTGAGGATATATTTCGGTAAGTAAAAGTTATTTTTGAATTGATATAAATAGTTACACTATGGCAGAATTATTTGGTTTTACAATCGGTCGGGCGAAGAAGAGCGATGCTAAAAGCTTCGTTGCTCCTTCGCCCGATGACGGTTCTTTAGATATTGGAGCAGCCTCTGGCTTTTTTGGTGCGTACTTAGGTACCGGTGCAGATTCTATTCCGAAGAATGATTTTGATCTAGTAAAGAAGTATAGGCAGACAGCTGAACACCCAGAGTGTGATCAAGCTATTGAGGATATTGTCAATGAGGCAATTGTATCCTCCGAAAATCAACCTTCTGTTTCTATATCACTAGACTATCTCAACTACTCTGATCCCATTAAGAAAAAGATTCAAAACGAATTTTTGCACATTTTAAAAATGTTGCATTGGAATCAGAGAGCGCATGAAATTTTCAAGAGATGGTATATAGATGGTAGAATTTATTTTCATAAGATGGTTGACGAGAATGATCCGAAAAAGGGTGTCGTAGAGTTACGCTATATTGATCCTAAAAGTATTAGAAAAGTAAGGGAGGTCGAAAAAGGGAATACTTCGACTGGCGGGAGTCTAGTTAAAAAGGTTAAAGAGTATTTTTTATACAACGAAGAAGGAATTTATCCTGGTTTTTCTGGACAAAAAAACGCTGGTCAGGGATTACAAATAGAAGCTGACTCTATTGTGTATATCACATCTGGTTTATATGAACCTACTAGTAATCAAGTTTATTCTTATTTACACAAAGCAATTAAACCCGTTAATCAATTAAGAATGATTGAAGATGCGGTAGTTATCTATCGTATTTCTCGGGCACCAGAACGTAGAATTTTCTACATTGATGTTGGTAATTTACCAAAAGCTAAAGCAGAACAATACTTAAAAGATATTATGAATCGGTATCGTAATAAGTTAGTTTACGATGCGAGTAGTGGTGAAGTAAAGGATGATCGTAATAAGATGTCCATGCTTGAAGATTTTTGGTTGCCTCGTAGAGAGGGTGGTAGAGGTACAGAAATCACAACTCTACCTGGAGGACAAAATCTTGGAGAGCTAGAAGATATTAAGTATTTTCAGAGTAAGCTTTATCGTTCACTAAATATTCCTATTTCTAGAATGGAATCGGAACAGGGATTTAGTTTAGGTAGATCAACAGAAATCACTAGAGATGAAGTTAAGTTTACAAAATTTGTACAGAAACTTCGGAAGAAATTTTCAACAGTATTTCTAGATGTTCTTAGGGTACAATTAATTCTTAAAGATATTATTACTCCTGAAGATTGGGAAGATATGAAAGAATTAGTTATGTTTGATTGGATAATGGATAATCATTTTTCTGAATTACGGGACCAAGAAGTTCTTGGTGATCGAATTGAAAAATTAGATATGCTTAGTGATTATATAGGTAAATATGTTTCGCATGAATGGGTTAGGAGAAAGGTATTGATGCAATCAGAACAGGAAATTCAAGAACTTGATTCTCAAATCGAAAAGGAAAAAGAAACAATGGGTGATGGTGAGAACTCATTTTTATAAATAGTGGAGAGAAAAAAAGATGGCAGATGAAACGCAAGCATCTACAGATGCAGGTTTGAAAGATGTGATTAGTGCAATAGCAGGTGGTGATAATGTTGCTGCGCAAAAAAGTTTTGATCAGATAATGCAGATGAAAAAGCAAGATGCATTGTCCGCTCAAAAATTAGATATGGCTAGTAATATGTTTCAGCCACCTGAACCTAATCCGGGACAGGATACAGGTATATCAGGAGATCCGGCAGAAATGGAAGAAGAGGAAGAATAATATGAAACTCATATCAGAAACGATGGAAGATATTGAGTATGTTACTGAAGCAGCTGGTGCTGGAAAAAATTACAAAATTAAAGGTACTTTTCTCCAAGCTGATGTAAAGAATCGTAATGGTAGGATATATCCTATGGAAATTCTTGCAAAAGAAGTCACACGATATAATAAAGAGTTTATTCAAAAAAAGAGGGCATTTGGAGAGTTAGGACATCCAGATGGCCCAACAGTTAAT